GCCGCAGGACCAGGCGGTCGCTGCCTGCATGCAGATTTGGCGCGACAAGGACAAGGCGACGGCTAAGGCCATCGCGCCCGATCCGAGCGAGAGCCGCGCCGAATTCATGGAGCGCTGCCTCGACGAGACCGGCGACGAAGACGCTTGCGCGCTGGCTTGGGACGAGCGCGCCGCCAAAGACGTCCTGCATCGCACGCACGTCTCAGCCGGCCACGGTCTGGAATTCATCCTGTCCGACGCAACGCCGGACCGCATGGGCGATGTGATCGAGGCCGATGGCTGGGACCTGACCAACTTCCGGAAAAATCCGGTGGCGCTGTTCAATCACCGCGCCGATTTCCCGATTGGCAAGTGGAGCGATCTGCGCAGCGAGAACGGCGCGCTGCGCGGCCATCTGCAGCTCGCGCCCGATGGGACGTCGCCGCGCATCGATGAGATCCGCCGGCTGGTCGACGCCGACATCGTCAAGAACGTGATCGGCGACAAGCTCTCCGACTGTTTCGAACAGGCGAGAATAACCGGCGCGACGCTCGACGAATTCGACCGAATACGCCAGGCGCTCGTCGCCGAGGATGTGCTGTCGCTGGTGGCGGTGCTGGTCAAGCAGGCCTGCGTGTCCTTCTGTCTGCAGCAGATGTCGATGGCGATCGTGGCCATAGACTTCACCAGCCGCGAAGACGTCGACAGCGTGCGCGGGAACATGAATGCCGCGTTCGATCAGTCCGAGGAGATCGCCGCCGACGAGATGGCGCAGGCAGCCTATCAGGCGCTGATGTCGCTGCACGCGGCGGTGACGTTCCACCTGTACGAGACGGCGAGACCGCTGCCGCAAATGCTTCAATTTATATTCGCGGCGCCGCGGCCGACGCTGGTGCAGTCCTATCGTCTCTACGACACGGCTGCGCGGGCCGACGAGCTGCGCGAGGAGAACAAGGTGGTGCATCCCGCCTTCGCTCCCCGCGAAGGGCGAGCGCTGGCGTTCTAAGGCCATGCCCAAATCGTCAGAGGTGGCGCAGCTCGTCGTCGCCGGCACGACATTCGAGGACTGGGAAACAGTCTGGGTCCAGCATCGTTGGGCCGATGGCTGGCCGCTGTTTCGTTTCACCGCCGCCGAACGCGCGCCGCTCCCGACATTGTGGACGTCGCTGCAGTTCAAGCCCGGAGATCTCTGCACCATCCTGCTCGGCGGCCAACTGGCGATCACCGGCGTCGTCCTGGAGCGACAGACAGCCTACGACGCCGGCAATCATTCGGTGCAATTGTCCGGCGCCGGCATGACGTGGGGTGCGGCGACGTCGAGCGTCGACAGCAAGGACGGCAACTTCGACAGGATGTCGCTCAAGCCGATTGCAGACAAGGTCACCGCGCCATTCGGCGTCAACGTCTTGGCCGTGGGCCAGATCGATGCGACGCCTTTCGACCGCCTGCAGGCGCAACCGGGTGAACTGGTCTTCGACTTTCTGGATCGTATCGCGCGGGTGCGCGGCGTGACGCTCGGGTCGGACCATCTCGGCAATCTGCTGCTGATCGGCCAGCACTCCAATCCGATAGTGCAGCAGCTGACCGAGGGCGAGAACATCCTGAAAATGCAATGCGTCGTCTCCAACGAGAAGATGTCTAGCGTCTATGCGACGACGGGACAGAAGGCCGTCGAAGACGGCACCGGAATGCGCGAATCCGCTGAGATGCAGGCCAAGGCGCAGGGGTCGCTGAAGAACATCTTCAAGTTTCTGGAGACGGTCACCGAACAGCCGGTCAAGAACCAGTCAGAGCTGGAGGCGCGGGCCAACTACGAATCCGTTCAGCGCGAGGGAACGCTGATCATCGCTTACGTCACGGTGCAGGGCTGGCTGCGCGACGGCAAGAACCTGTGGCGCACTGGGAACGATGTCTGGGTCTATTCGCCGATGGCGATGCTCAATATGGCGATGAAGATCCAGACGGCGACATTCACGCAGGACAGCAAGAGCGGCACGACGACGACGTTGGAGCTGGTGCTGCCATGGCGGCTTGCCGACAAGCCTTTCGGGACAACGACCGGCCCGGCCGACACCGCGCCACAGCCGCCGCCGCCCGCGACGACATCCAGCGACAAGCCGCCGGTAGATCCTAAGCCACCACCCGGTCCGGGGACGGCCGAGCCGCCCACCGATCTATAGGGAGTTTTTCATGCATCGACAGACACCGCTGACCGCCGGTTTCGTCGGCTACACCGGCGGCGGCGCCCGCGCGCTCGTCGACACCGCCAACGACGGCACGGGCATGCAGGAGATGGCGGGCTCGTTCATGTACGGCGAAGCCCGCGGCAGGATCGAGTCGCCGCAGAATTACGGCTTCACCAGCGTCTTGCTGCCGGCGAAGAAGGGCAAGGACGGCCAGATCGAGGAATGTGCCGAGGCGTATATCTCGTTCTTGGGCGGCAATCGCAGCTTCCCGGTGGCGACGGTGATGGATGATCGGCGACACCGACCGTGGGGTCTGCAGCCGGGAGAGAATGCGCAGTACGACGACATCGGCCAGATGACCTTGATGCGGCGCACTGGCCTGTACCTGCTGTCGCTCGATAGTTCAGGCGATAGCCAGAGCAGTGGCGCAGCGCCGAGCCAGCATGCGGACAATGGTGACGGTCAGACCGTGGAGCGCATGGTGTCGATGCGCCACGTCGAGAAGAAGAAGCAGGAGCGACCGAAGAAGAGCCAAGGCGGCGATCGGAGCAACGGCAAGGATCACAAGCACGAAGGCGAGACGGTCAACACCGAGATCCGCTGCACCGAGACCCGCATCGAATTCCGCTCCGGAGATACGGTTGTCGGCTACTACGACAAGGGCACGGATACTTCGTACCTCAAGGGCAAGATCGTGACGATGGAATCGACCGAGCGTTTCGAGACCATCGGCAAGGCCTATCTCGGCCTCGATGCCAAGAACGAGCCGGGCCCGAGGATCGGGACCGAGGGCGGCCCGGCCAAGCAGACCTATGCGAAGGTTGGATAGGGCGCACGATGCCGGACATCCGGCTCGTCCAGGATACGCGCTGGCCGCGCTACTCGATCAGCGTCGACTGGTCGCTGCTGGCCGATGGCACACTGGACGACACGCAAGCGCTGGCAACGGCGGCGGTCGTCGCGCTCGCCGCTGACCATTGCCGAGCGGCAGCTCGCGCTGATCATGCGGATGACGATGGAGGGCGGGCAGTCGCGCGAGTTCTTCATCGAAGTCGCGGCGATGATCGGTTACACTATCACCATCACCGAAAATCGCACCTTCGTCGTCGGTATCGACCGCTGCGGCGACAACCGCGACTACGGCGACGCCTCCGACCAGATGTACAACGAGTGGGGCAATCCGATCCTCAATCCGCGCGGCGTCCCCATCGCCGAACGCGAGCTGTCGGAGTGGCCGTATTACGGGCTCGGGCCTGAGACCAACCGCTTCTATTGGACCGTGCATGTCGACGAAGCGAAGTCGATCTGGTTTCGCGTCACGTCGGGCCAGACCGGCGTCGATCCGCACTTACGCATCGGCCTCGCCGACGATCTGGAGTGTCTGCTCAATCGCTGGAAGCCGGCGCACACCGAAATCATTTTCGATTATTCGGGTCTGACCACCGGCGGCGACATGGCCGGCACGCCTTAAGGCTGCGATCAGAGAGGCGTCCAGCTACCACTCCGTACTCGGTTACACCACCTGGGTAGCGGCGGTTTCGACCATTTAGTGGCTTCTCTGCTAAAGGGGCCATATGCCGCGCGTGGTCGCGGCCACTACTCCGCCTGGACACTGTCGGCGTGCAGGACGAACTCAAAGACAGCGCCCTCGAGCTTGTTCGGGGCTACCCATATGCGGCCGTTGTGTGCCTCGATAATCGAGCGGCAAATCGACAGACCCATTCCCATACCGTCAGATTTCTTGGTAAATAGCGGGTCGAAAATCCGGTCGATGTCATGCGAGGCGACTCCTGTTCCGGTGTCCGCCACTGACACGTTTACGCCGCCGCCGGCGTGAACATCGGATGTCACGGAGAGGACCCGCGGATCATCCTTATCCGCCATCGAATCGATCGCGTTTGTGATCAAATTCAGCAACACCTGCTGCAGCTGGATTCGATCTCCTATTACCTGTGGCAGCTGTTTATTTAGCTCGGCCCGGACCAGTATCCGGTGCTTCTGCAGCTCGCGTCGAACCAAGGCGAGGGTTTCCCCGATAAGTTCGTTCACGTCGAGCGAAGTTCTGTTCCGGACGTCCTTCTTGAAGATGGCCCGAATGCTTCCGATCACCGCCCCCGCGCGATGGCCATCATTGACGACCCGCTTGAGTGCCGCCTTCGCCTTATCTGGCATCGCGCGATCAAGCCAGAGCAAGGCCGCATCGGCATTCGTTACCATCGCAGCCAACGGTTGTTTGACCTCGTGAGCAATCGTGGCCGCGATTGCGTCCCCGGTCACAAGCCGCGCCTCGCGCTCGCGGAGTTGGGCGCGGACCGCGAGAAGGAGCTGACCGTAAAGAATCGTAATCTCGTATAGCAGGACAAACAGGACGAGACTGCCGGACACGAGACCGAAGACCCG